TTGTGCATGTCCTGCTGAATACAACCCATACTTGTAAGTAAAATATCCTTGTTCTGCATTAAGGAAGTTCATACCTTCAATACCACGATCAAATCCCTCTGGAATTCGATCTTCAGGAATATACTCAGCTAATCGTTGCTTGGCAACATACGTTTGATAAAACGTACTAATAGCTGGCAAATAAACTGCGTAGTCTCTTTGTAAGGGTGTTAAATTAACTGGTGGCTTATTCATATTTAGGCAATCGCTGGAATAATGTATTCGTAAACTGCAATGCCGCTGTCTAAGGTAATCTTCATAGCACCACCATTACTAAAGCTCAATTTGGCGTTGTTAGCATCCGCAATTCTTAAAATTGCCAATACTGGAGCAACTGGCCACGACCATGCTTTTGTAATTTTACCTGCAACACCTGTAGCAAATACAAACTCGCCTGCGTGACTTGATTGATCACCAAATGTAAATGTTAAGCCATCTGTGCCAGAATTTTTAGCAATAAATGTTGTGTGTTCTGTGTTAGCACCTGCTTGGAAAGCAAAACGCTGTACTGAGTTAATTGTAGGATTAACTTCTACGTCCCAGTTAACACCTTTAAACTTGGGCATCTTCATTTTTTCTGCAATAACTTCTTGATTCATAAAACGGTAATCGTTTTTAAAATCGCCATCTTTATTTTCAAAATGTAATCCAGTTGGAATAGTTTCGTTATTACGAACACCGGTGGTCAATTCAATTTTTGCATTTTCTTGATATTCTTTACCCTCAACCAAATAGCGTAGTTTTTCTAGTTGTGGCATACCAAACTCTCCAACCATTTCTGCGTATGGGTTGGTTGTTTCTGCTGTTAGTACAACACTACGGTCGTCAGCGATAGATTCGATGGTTGTAGTTTTCTCAGTTCCTGTAATTTTAACAATATTCAGAAACCCAAGTTTATTGGTATGAGCTACGATGTCTTTAAGTAAGTCTTGCATTATGATATCCTTTTTAATATTATATTTAGATCGAGAGAGAAAGTCAATGAATTTTTTATTCAAAGGTGAACAAACTATGGAACGTGTTGGTCTCGGTAGTGGAATTTAAATCCCACTCCAACACACCAATAAGATTTTCAATCTTGTTGTTAATGATAGTAGATTCCATTTCAGCATGATCAAATGGTAAGTCCTGGAACCACTTGGGCAATCTAAGTTCGTCCACTGGGTATGCGATACTGGTATATCCTAGCGGATTCGCTTTAACTTTACAAACAATAACTTTCATACCGTCTACAATCTGTTGACTATATTTGTCACCGTTCATGCGTTTAAGAGTGTTCCAATTAATACTTGCACGTACATGCCCTGGCATATTGGCCTTGCCTGCTTTAAGTTCTTTAGCTTGATACTCGGCAATATTGTTGGCACGTTTGGGAGAACCTTTCTCCCAACCGGGTCTAGCTTTAAACTCAGTTCTAAATTCGCTGATACGTGCTAACACATCTTTTTCTTCAGCGCCGTTAAGCACATCAGTTAAGATTTCTTCCAAAAACTTTTGCATAAATTCTGGAGTATCACTACGCTTCAAGTCCAAGCCCATGGCCTTGATCTTACCCGGCTTGCCATCTACGTCACTACGCTTGCCTTCTTTATCGTAATATAGAACAGCATAACGCTTCTTAGTAATGAACAGTCCTTTAATAGCAACAATTTCCCGCCCTGCTTTGATAACATCTCCACGTGATTTTGGACAGTGATGTGCATCTAACATAAATTGTGGAAATGTTGCATTAACATTATCTGCAATGGTATCGTATAGTTGAACGACACTATCTTTAGTCCAAGGAATTTCACCTTTAGCAATTTCATTTTTTAACGATGTGTATGCACTAAAATAAGCAGAGTCTGTATCACCATAGATAATACTTTTACCAATATGGTTATACTCTCCTGTGATTACTTCATTTATTTTTGCGGCCATATGACGAGCAATCCCACGTCCTGTGAGCGTGGTTGATTGACCAATTCGATTATCAAAGAACCTACAACCAGCATTAAGAATAGCACCATACAAACTATTGAGGTTAATCTTTTTAACCAGTTGGCGTTTATCCCAATATTCTTCTTCAATTTTATTCTCCGCTTTAATTGCATCTTTAAGTTTGGCCTGCATTTCTTTACGCTCTTTATACCAACGTGCCAATAATCCAGGAATAATACCTTCCCTCTCAGTAGTAAAGATTGTGCCATTGGCACTTAACACCCAAGGCTTGCCGCTATCAAATATAAGTTCATAAATTTGAGCGCCACTCATTACATCGGTTTCGCCATTTTCCCAATCAATAATAATGTCACGTGTTCGGTCCTGTTGCATGACCATTTCATATTCATTACTACCAAATTTGCCTTCCCAACTACCAGCAAAGCTAGCGCCTTTGGCTTGCTTAATGTCTAATTCTTCTTTAGTATAATCTTGACGTAACTGTCCAACAATAGTTTCTGGGCCCATGTTTAACGCACGAATAACAGATGGATACAGTGAGTTAATGTCCATTGATCCAATGTAGTCATGCAATCCTTTTTTTGGATATGCAACATACGCACCTGCCGCTTGTGTACTAATATCATCGTTACGTTTTGGTCTACTGGGTACAATAAGTCCACGATGGTGTGCTTCGTTTACAATGGCCTGTTCGGTCACAGCCACCGCTCCCATTGTAGTTTGTAGCAACACGGTATTTTCATGAGCAATAGTATTTGCCAGAGAAATAAATTTTAATTTTTTATCTAGCTTGTCCAACAAGGCTGTATCTTGTCTGTTATATTCAATAAACTTTCTAAAGTCATTGTTGTACAACTGATCAAGTGTTCCTTCGTATTGTGTTTTCTTTTCACCTAGCTCTACTTCACCAATAGCATCTAGCCGATATGTATGGCGTTCTTCATATGTGTACTTGCGATACAACTCTAGACTGTCCAAATGAACACGCCCAATCAAATCATATGTAACAGCGGCTTTGCCATATTTTTCATACTCTCGCTTTTTAGGAAATTGTCCCCACAAGCATAGTCTTCGAGTATCTTCCTTACTCAATGCTTTAATAATACGGTTAACAGTGTACGGGATATCATATCCCTCACTATTCCAACCACTTAATACATCTGCATCTTCAATTAGGTTAAGAAATGTATCTAACATTTCTGCTTCTGTTTCAAACAAAATTGTATTGGGAAAATCTTTAATTTGTTCTTCTGCTTGCGCCATTGTTAATGTCTTTGGCGGAACCGCCAAACACACTAATGTATCCATCCACTGTAGGTGAACAGCAATCGCAGTAATTGGCATAAACGCATCGTCTGGTGTGCTGTAGCCACGTTCTGGATCAAAGTCCACCTCAATATCGAAAAATGCCACATTGAGTGCAGTGGCATCTTTGCCTAAATAGTTTTCTTCTAAACAACGGAACACGGGGTTAATATCGCTTTCGTACAGCTTGTGTGACGAATGGATTTTTTGTTCTTTTATAAATTCTTTCCAGCTACGAGCAGTGACTTTGGAAAGATTCTCTCCAAAAATACTTTTGTATTTTCCTCGTTGTTCTGGGTAGTAAAATTGATAACGGGCTGGATACTCTTGGAAGAGTCTACCCTTTTTTGGATCACGCTCAACGACACGTACAATGTCCTTTTCGCGATCCCAGACGGCATCGACATAATTCATATTTTTCTCCTTGCAATTTAGGGCTTGCAAATACCAACGTGATCATTTATAGCTGATCAAACTTTTCTCAATGTTATTTAAGTCAACATACGTATCAATCCAATAGAATCGATAGTTGTTAGCAGTATGTAGTTAGCCAGCATACCAAAAGATTTCCGAGTCCAACTAGCCCAAGCATACATAGCGCAGCCACTAATCCAGATAGGGTATAGTATAATAAGAGGAGGGGTAGGGACTGTGACTGCCATGGTGATTGAACAACCAATACTAATAGCCCAAGCGAGCAACTCAACACAAAAGCGTAGAGGATGACTTGTCCAATCATCCCTAATCCATCGTATAGTTGGACCAAATACTGCATCCAGCATCAATCTTCTCTACGGTTAGCGTGACCACTGATGTCTACAATAGTTTCTAGATCATCAAATTCACGGAATACTTGATCCCACTGATCTTTTTGTGCAATACGGATTGCTTTTTTAATTACACTAGGTTTAACTTCTAGTTCTTCTGCTACTGCCTTAATAGTTTCACTCAATCCTTCTGAAAGGTCTTGAATCTCTTGCATAACTGTCACGCCTTCCGCGACAATTTGTTTAATCTTTGCTTGCTCTGGTGCGCCAAATGCTTTGCTCATAAAAATCTCCTGTAATGCACTATTATAGCATATATTTTGTTGAAGTACAGCTTTTATTTTACCGTTTTGGAATCTTTGTAACCTCGGATATCCATATATTTGATTATGTGATTTAACACCAATCTTGTTCCAGCTTCTGTTGTATGACTATGTGAAAAGTATTCAGGGAACTCTTGCCAAACAGCGTACTTTTTATCTAGAAAGGTTATAGCGGCCAATTCCACAGTAGTATCAGATTGGTAGTTATTAATGCCACTTAGTTTTTCCAAATTTTCTACTACGGTAGTGCCAGTGGCATCGTAAAAATAATCATCTTGGAAATTGGGTACAATAGCTTCAGTGGATGTTTTCTCAGTGCAGGTTAAACCAAACGACATTGCTAATTCTCTATTGAGTTTACTACACCCACCGTGTAATATAATTTTTATTTGATATTTGTTTTGTATATCTGACAACTGCGAATAGAAATCTTTTAATAGATAGTTGTCACAAACATTTTTTAAATTTGATGGGAATTCAAGTGCAAATGGATAGGGAGTTGCTTCGAACGTATTTCTATAAGCCCACAATTTCTGTTTGAATATAGATCTCAACGGATCTGTTTGTAACACAAATATTACATCTCCAGGGCTGAATAATTGTGATGTGGCATGTATTTTTTTAATAGTTAAAAAGTTACTACTGGCTCTTTCGCAAAAATTAGTGACCTCAACGTTGATTCTTTCAGTTAATAAATCTGCTAGACTGCGTCCACGGAATCGTTGTCTCATTTGTTGAGTGGCAGTATTAGTCTCGGGAGTTTTTGGAAGCCATTTACCGTCGGCAGTTTCATAAACAGTTTCGTAGCTCCACCCCCAACTGTCTCCGTAAATTCCAATCATTCTTGTTCCTTGGCCATTTTATACATAACTTCATCTAGCCAATAATTGTCTATAGGCTGTAGATATTTTTTATTGGTATTTTCTTTCAGAATGTCGTCTAATGTTGCCTTATCTATCTCAATTGGAAAATCTAATAGCCTAGACATTTGATCTAAATATTCTACGCCATATAAGTGTAATAACTCATTGCTAAGGAACACTGGATTGTATTTCATTAGTGTAGGCAACGATTTTAAAAAAATTGGAGTTGAATGTCTACCACGCACTCTTGTTTGCTGATATTCTAAAATATTATGGTCCCTCCCCAGTATGGCTAATTTAACGTTGAACCCCGCCTGCTGTGCATTTTGAATAAATTCATCATATTTGGGAGTTTGCCAAGCGCCTGGTTCTTTTGGCCCAAGATGTGTAAACGGATTACTGATACTGGTTACATAATTATCATAAGGAAATTCTGTAGTGGCAAACAAAGTAGGGTCTTGCCATATGTGATTCATTGGTTCATCTTTGTGACTGATCCAATATTCTTTAGTTAATCTATC